TGATTTCATCAGCAGAGTCTGTGGTAACGCTGATGTTCTTGTTGGGCATTGAAATGTTTACTGTCATTGTTTCGCCAGCCTGTGCAGGTGCGGCAGGAGCAGCCATATCGCCCCAGCACTCTTCAACACCTTCCTTAGTAAGGCGAATACTTTCGTCGACCACTTGTTGAATTTCTTGCTCCACTGACTCGTAGGCACCTTCTTCTGCACTTACTCTGCGTAGCATTGAAAGGGCTTGGCCAGTCACTTGTGGATCAGCATCAACCAAAGCACGGAAAACGTCGGCAGCGGCCAAAAGTTCATTGCGGCTTGGTTGCATACCATTTCTGTGTTTGTTCAAAAATGATGCCAACAAACTTGCTTCGCTAGAATCCATACCTAGCAATGCACCAAATGACTTGGCATTGAAACTGCCTTTGAGGTGTGCTTCGCTGTCAAGATTATCTTGAGCGGCTTGGGCACCTGTTGGGCCTTCGCTTACATTACCAACAGTATCCTCAGTGGCCTGTTGTTGACTTTGAATAGCATAAATGCTTTCAAGGGCACGTTTGATATCGTCCATGATCTATCAACCTTTTGCTTTAGTTAATGGGCTGGCTGATGATGATTTGTCATTCAACACAGGTCCTGATGCCTTGGCATCTGTTTCCTTGGCCAAGACTACTTTCCTACGGTCATCTTTGGCCGCGTCTTTAAGAACTTTTTCTACATAAGCGTCACCAGCAACATCTTCTGATTTGACTGGGTTGGCTTCTTTGTCAGTGTAATCGGCACCAACTTTGACAGAATACTCACCGGGCTCTTCAGCAGAGTCTTGCTGAATAACTGGATCGTCGTGGCTGAATGCTCTTAGTGTTCCTTCTGGAACCATAAGAAGACCACGTAGTTCTGCTTCTAGCATGGCTGGACTAACTGGCAAGCGTGTCACAACGTCAACTAAGACAATTTCGTGACCGCCATATTGCGGGAAATCAGGTGGCATGCTTTGTAGCATTAATTTTTCTGGGCGGCCTACTTCTAGCGCATCATACTTTTTCATATGACGCTCAATGCTTTCTAGTTGGCGCTCAGAGGGTGCAAACACCATCTTAATACGATAGCGATGCTCACGCTGAAGTTGATTAATATACTCTAATAGGGTGGGCATGATAAAATCCTCTCATGGTGCTATTTATTATGACCCACACGGTTTAATATGGCTTTAACTAGATCGTTGCGGTTTGCTACCACTGCGTCCTCAGCATCAACAAAGCCAGCGTTGGCAGCATCGCCTTTTTTGTCCGAATCTAAACGGGCTTTGCGTAATTGCAGTTCAACCATTTTGAGTTTTTTCTCTAGTTTGGCTGTTTTTGCATCTACAGCAGTTTTTAACAGTTGTGCGGCTACTTCAAAGATCTTACCTGCATTTCTGTCATCAACGTTAAACCCAAGATCCATCAAGCGTTCGCTTTGTTCTTGTGCAGTTTGAGCAAGGCCATCAAGTTCGCGCTCTGCGCTGGCCATATCAGTAACTGTAGGCAAAGCAACATCAATGCGATCTGCCATGTCAATGGTTGCTTGTGCTACAGTTAACTCGTTCTGAACTTCAGCAGGCAATGCTGGTTCAGTTTGTTGTGTGTCTAGGGAGGCTACTTGTGGTTCGTTTTCTGGTAAGAACCCAAAAACCTCCTCCAATTTCTTAGTCATGCCACTACTTATACTAAGAGCGGCGACTGGTGCGTTTCTGAACAGGCTTTGAAGTGGCCTTGTTGTAGATGTCTTCTTCGGTTAAGATTCTAAAAGTAGCGCCTTTGCTGGCGCACCAGCGACGTGCGGCTTCCCACTTGGCCATGTTAAGCACCACAGCAGCCTTGTCTTGTGTGCTACGGGCTGTTTCTAGTGTTACTTGTGATCTAGGTTTGATTTCAATTAGTTCAGCGCGGCGTGTGCCTTCTTTGGTTTGATAGGTGACCAAGAAGTCTGGAACATAAAACGTATCTCTGCCAGTAAAGGGATTTCTATAAGGAATACGCACACACTCACTACCCCAACTGGTAATGTTGGGGTTGTTGTCGCAAAATCTCATAAAAGTCAACTCCCAACCTGAACGATATTTGGGACTACCTGAACCTATATACTTTTGTGGATTTAATACGGTATAATAGCCTTGTGTATAATTCTTGGCCATACCTTACTCTTTGATCAGTGGCTGTTCTGTTTCTGATACCAATGGAATGTAATCTTCTGTCACATATTGGTATTCGTTGTAGCGTAGTTCTCTACGAAACACAGGTGCTGACTTGACTGTTACTTTTTTCTTGTAGCGCACGTTTTTAGGAACATTTCGGTTGATCTTGTCAAGTATTACTTGACTTACATCAAGTCGTCCGGTGGCAACGGACTGTTCCATTAGGCGCCTAAAGTCCATCTTCAAATCAATGCTGGCTTTCCATAAACTCAACACAAGATTTTCAGCAGGCTTTCTGGCCAGGCCAATGGTCAGGAGTTTTTGAACTGCTCGATCAAATTCAACTTGTGGAATAACAGGATAATTTTGCATGGTTAGAAATCAATGTTCTTGGTTTTGCGATCAAGTTCACGGAAGTTTCTTTCTCTGCCGGCACGAACCTGCTCTACTGTTTGTCCTGTTCTGCGAGCCCATACACGATCTTCTACATCTTGTATTTCTCTACGAACCTGAGCCTTTTCGGCTGGGTCTGTGATGGCTCTGGTTTGAGTGATTCTAGTAGTGTTGCCCTGTCGTTCTACTTTTACTTCGCTGTTGTTTACCGCAGTTGCTCGATCAACACGACTATTGGTAGGAGCCGGTCTTGTGCCATTGGCACCCGTTGATGGACTGCCAACAGTGGTTCCGCCTATGCCAGGAGCAGTTGGAATAAATGCACTTTCATAGCCAGTGTATGAATACTCGTTACCACTGCTTGGACCTGGTGGTGTAACTGTTCGATTTGCTCTGTCTCTACTGCGTTGCTGATCTAGCACAGTAGATAGGCCTGTGGGATTGTGATTCACTGGTGCATTGGCAATCCAAGCGGCATCTGTAGTTCCATACGGATCTGAGAATCCTTCTAATTGCATCAGTCCAGGACTTGCATCAGGAATAGGCTCTGCCGGTGGTGTTGCAGGAGGTGCTGGTGGTGTTTGTGTGGCCTCAGGCTTGGTAAGTTGCGTTTTCTCTTCTTTGGGTTTCTGTGGCGGAGGCCCAGGAGGTGCTCCTTCAAATCCGTCAGTGTCTAAAGTTTCATAGCGTAGTGTAATTGTCCACAAAACAACATCGCTGGTTGAGTAATCCAATGTGTCGTGCTGAGCATCAACAATGAAAGCCTTGCCTAGTGTATAAGTCTTGGCACTACTTTCTAATGCACCACCTGAGTTTTTGTGCATTTTAATGACTACCTTAAGTGGTTTTATTTCTGCTTTCTTACTGCCATCGTTGGGATCAAATTGTCCTTTGACAAAATCCCATATCAACTTATCAACCACATCATTTTGTTGATCATAGAAACTGACTGTGATAGGTTCATAGTTCAATTTTGTTTGAACAACTGTTTTATGATTGTATTGGTTGACTACCTGTGTGTCAGTAGTCCACCTAGGCATTTCAAATGTTTTTAAAGTGACATCACTGATATCTTGCCCTACTGCGCCGCCAGCATCTTCGCCACCAGATGAATCTGACGAAGCATCTGTGGCCTTTGCTCCTTTGGAAGATTCGTCAAAGGAAAACGATGCAGTCCATGTGTATTTGTAATAGGGGTAAAGGTTAGAAACATTACCGCCATTCTCACCACTGTTGTCAATACCAAATTTGGTAGTGGTTACATTGCCTGGTAGAGAATCAAAAATTGTGTTTGCCATATAAAAACAAAAGGGCTCTTTTTGGAGCCCTTTTGCCTTCTCTTGTAAGCAAAACGTCTCCGTCTTGCATTACTTATCACTATAAGAAAACTACTGCTTTAATTAAAAGCCTGCTTCCTCTTGTGCGCCACTGTTAGAACCATCATCACCGTTGGCTGAATTCTGACCTTCCAGCATGCCTTGACCGTCCACTTCGTGGTTAGCGTTGTCATACTTGATCTGCAGAGTGATTTGCAATGGATCGCTGGTTGCATAGTTGTTTTCACCGTAGTTTACGTTCTGAATGTAACAACCACCCAATGTCCACTTGTCCAATACTGATGGCTCAGAAGAACCATCAAGGTTCTCAATAGCCATTGTGAACTTGTAGTTAGCACCGGCTCTGAAGCCGCTTTGGTTAGCGTGGTCAAGTTGGTTTTGCAATTGTTTTGCAATTGCTCTTGCAACGTTACCTGTGACGTCATCACGAACTGTTAGTGTGATTGGGTCCCATGTATGCTTACCAGCCAAGAATACTCTTGAGTTATAAACGTCAAGCACAACGTCATCATGTGTGACGCTTGGACGACTGACGCTTACTACCTGACTTGATAGTGTTAAAACTTCGTCATCACCGCCTGCGGCGCCACCAAAATTGGTCAATGATACCCTAAATCTGTATGACAGTTTAGGGTTAACCAAAACCGTATCTGATGTCCCTGGAACGTTGAATTTGCTTAGATCGACTGCCATTTTGAATTATCTCCTTGGCTCTATTTAGCGAGTTCCATTGGCAATCGCGCCAGTGTTGACAACACGAATTGGAATGTAGATGAATTCTGCGGCTTTGACTGGCTCAATGGCCACGTCAACCCACAACTCGTTTCTATCAATTCTAGGTGGAGTGTTGTTGGTAGAATCGCACACTACCAAGAAATCATAAATTGCTCGCTTGGCAATCATGTCTGCTAAGAAGCCATTGAACACATTCAAAACGCGATCGCGTGTGCGCTTGTCGTTGGGTTCAAAGATGAACGGACGAGCAATTACATCAAATCGTTCACGTAGGTATGCCAACAGTCGAGATACGTTAACACGGTCAAGAGCAGAAGCATATGGGTTTAGAGTCTTTTGACCCCAAACATACAAACCTTGTCCTGGGAAGTTGACCAATGGGTTAATGTTTTTCTCGTAGAGTGCATCACGCATGCCGTTGTTCAATGCCACTGCCTTGAACTCGTTTTCTGAAGTTACGATACCAAAGTTACTGATACCACTTGCTACACCACGAGTTAAACCTGCTGGTGCAAACCATGGATAAGCCACTTGGTCGTTGTAGGCATAAGCACGGAGAACAGCGTGACTTGCTGGAACAGCAACGTCATTGCCACTTAGGTCTGTTGACAATGCACTTGGATAGTAAACAGCGATTGCGGAACTGCGTGTTGTTAGACCGTCTTCACCGTTGGTGCCTGCGTTGCCACCTAATGCCCAAGCATTGATGTCAGCAACACGGTTTGCCAACTTCATTGGGCTGTCACCGATAACAAACGCTGTTTCCTTACGGTCAACGTTTAGTGTCAACATTTCGTCGATGGTCTCAGGATATCCTGGGCAAGCAATCAAGTTGAATGTTAGTGTTTCTTCACGCAACTCTTCAGTGCCTGTGAATGCTGCCTGCAAACGCTTGACAACAACACGACGTTGTGCCTTGTCACGCATGTAGGCTGAACCTGCTCTAGGACCAGAATCTCTGTTACCTGATTCACTTTGCCAGTAACCTGCGGCTGCATTCCAACGCTTGACGTTACCTGAACTTACTGCGGTGTTGAATACCAACATACCTTCTGGATAGAAGTTATCGTTTGGTGCTTCGTCATCCATTGGTGTTGCAACACCACCCATACCTGAGTTATCCTGGTATGTTGATGTTAGGTCAGCAAACAATACACCATTTGGTGTTGTTTGATCTGCGTTGTCATGTTGAATCCAGTCTGTGCCATCATATACTTTGATCAATGGATAATTGACCATGTCGTTGGTGTCAACCCAAACATCATTTACGCTTGGACCAACTGGTTCAATTGTATCAACTGTGATGTTACCGGCACCAACTGGTTCCCAACCTGCTGAGGTCTTGCGATAGATGTCGCAGACATCACCGGCATCATACCACAACCGGCCGTCTTCGGTGTCGCCTACTGGTGCGGTTGGTGACACTTCATAGTCTAGTGCAGACCAGGCGCTTGTATAACGACGCAATGAAAACTTTGCTTCGTGACCTGTTGTAATCAAAACATACATGTCACCACCATTTAGTGCTGTATCAAATGCTGTTGTTGCATCGCTATCGCTACCAAAGGCCACACGCTGGTCAGGATTGTTTGGACCAACTTGCTGAACAACCCATGATGAAGTTGATGCGCTGTATTTTTTAACTACCAGGCTAAGACCGTTGTTTGGACTTGTGGTCTTGAACCAAACATTACCTGCTGTTGGAGTAGGATATTGGTAGTGTGGTGATACTGTTACAGTAACGCCTAGATCTGCTGATGTTACTTTCTTCCAATCACCTGAAACATTTTTGTAAAATTCTTTTGTTGTGCCAGAAATATCAAGTGCATAGTCGCCATCGTTACCGCCATAAGGAGTTCCGTCAAACAAATCTACAGACTTGGCTACCCAGTTTGAACC